TAATTGTAGCTTATTTATATTTTCTTTAATAATTTTAGCTTTGACATGGATTATGCACGATCTACCTTATGAATGAAAAATAACTATTACATTAAAATAGTGCCATTTGACGCAGTAAAGCATGACTTACAACGATATCCAGGTATTGAAACAGTTGGCTTTACTGTTGGCTATTTAGTCTATCAAAACAACGAACACATCAAATCAGCTTGGTTTAAGTCTTATAAATCTTTGTTTAGTGCTTTAGATAACTTCTTGAACAATTAGAAATAATTTGTTATATTCCGAATAAGGCATAGTCTGATTTTATATTTTTACTTTCAATCTCCTCTCCAAAGTTAGTTATGCCTTTTTAATTTCTTCTGTATCCTCATTATCCTCTACATCTTGTTCTTCGCTTATTTTTTTCAAAACCTCTACATCATAGATACTTTCTTCTTCTTTGTCTGTCATTTCATCTATAGCGTCTTGATCTGGTAGCTCCGAATCGTCATCTTTATTTTCTATACTAGCTTCAACAACATTACCCATGAGCTGTTTCAGTCTGTTTTCAACTTCTTCCCGACTCATTTGATCTACTTTCCCGAACATAACTTCTTTTCTGTCAACGATTAAACCCCCGACTTTTAACAGAGAGTTCTGGGCAGAAATTGCAGCGTTAAATGATCCCGACTCAATGGCCTTGTCCCGAATATCATAAAGATCCTGGACAGCCCGATCATAGTTAAGCTCATACTTCTTCTTCGCCTGATTCATAAGATAATTATATTCTTTACGAATAATAGGCTTGCTCATAAGTTTATTAGCCATTTGACGAGGACTTGTATACCCAGCTTTGTGGGCACACTCTACTAAAGATAAACGAGGATTATTGACTGCAATCCAAATAAAGTTGCGTTGGCGTCTGTTGAGGGAGTTATCAAGGTTGCAATATTCTATGGGAGCTTCTTCTTCTGAAGAAATGATAGGCTCATATTCTAGTTTATTCTTTCTATATCCCATATTTTTGCATATTAGAGTAGCGGTAAGTTTTAATAATACCTACCCCCACTTTACCCTAAAGTGTATTGTGAGGATACTTGAGAAGTATAGATCTAGTCAAGTATTTTCTTAATTATTTATACTATTTTAGTTATTCTCTTATGACAAAAATGAAAAAAATACAAAAATCCCGAAACCCGCATTCTTATCATGTTTTTAGCTGTCATAACATAATGACAATAATAGACAATAATCTATTTGTTGGCTGTTTTGTCAATATATTGAGCCAAAAGCTCATCAATTAACCTAGCAACCTCTTTATCTTCAAACTCTGTGCTTACTTGTGCAATACAAAAACTTAAGCTTGCCAGGACGATATTTAAACGATCTTCACCCCGATAAACCATGTTATCAAACATAGCCTCAAGTCTAGCAATAACTTCTTGTAATGTGGGCTTACCCATTTTGTCTTTGATTTCTACAACTTTTGCCATATCGCATCATAACACGATATTTTGTGAAAAAGAAACCAGGAAATCTATGCATTGTTTTAACAACAAGATAGGAGGACATAGATCTCCCGATTTTTTGAATCTAAAGGTTTTTTAACCTTTCTGGTATGACAACATTCCAATTGCAATCATCACAACAACGCCCATCATTCACAGGCATTGCATTGTTGCCGTGTTGCCAAACTACATCACCATTATCATTTTTTAATGGTTTAATGTATCCACTGCATATACTGCACTTAACTTTCTTTAGTTCAGTTATATTCAAATAGAACACTCCTGACTATGATCTTCATTCCAAAACATCATGATATCTCTTTGTGGATCATAGCACGTCATACCAACATTAATCTTATAATATTTTTTATAAGCACTCACCATTGAATCACTTTTTTTAGAATTGTAATCATCAGCAGCCTGTTCGTATGACAAACGCATCATCATGTATAAATCGCTTGTTTTACTCATATTCTCACCTCTCATCAATAATTATATACGATAATGTTGACATTATACATGGATTTAAGTAATATACAAGTATACATATTTTTTGAGAGGAAAAAAAA